ATGAATTCATATCACTTGGCAATACTACAGGCCACCGATAACGGCAAATTCCCTGAATTAGGCGACTGCTGGCGCAACTACCACCCCGAAGCGATCCTTTCAGATAGTGATCATCTGGAAATGACTGAGCGTGAAGCGTTTCCTTTCCCGTCTTATTTGACGTCGATTTATTTTTAACCGAAGCAAACGAGCAACTGTAGCAAGGGTTCAGTGTTGAGCGATGAGGTCACGAAGAGCGAAACACTGAACCTATATCTTTAATTTTCAATGGAGTAATAAAAAATGAAAGTACACGTACTGGGACTAAAAGACGTAGCAGGAACATCAGAAAAAACCGGTAGTGATTTTGATATGGGAACACTATTCGCAATGGTTCCCATTGAAAACTTCAGCAATAAAAAAGTGACCGTCAAAGGCTACGGCTTTGAACCAGGTGAAATGCCTTTCGATCCAAAATGCCTTGAGCAATTCGCCAACTTCAAATATCCCTGCACCATCGATCTGATTCTTGAACCAACCCTCTATCGCGGCAAAATTTCACAAATTGTTACCGGCACAACTTCGGTTCCTCCGGTCAAGTCAGTTTCCAACGGCTAGTAACACTACGCCGTTCATTCCCATTTTGGGAATTTTTAGCAATCTGTGATCAATTTTATAGTTGTCTTTGCGAGTATGGAAAATGAAATCTTTATCGATTGGATCACCATTTCTCAACTACATACAAACGCGGAACCGTTCCCAATCTACACAGGCGGAATCAACGTTGACTATGACCCAGAGGGGAATGCTCGTTTTGAAAGAGTTCGCGCCGCGCGGTTTCCTGGAAGCTACGAAACAGGGCTTGCTATCAAGTCCGACGGTCGTCATATATCACTCAGTGGAAACGTGGGCCGGTTTTGTCGCAAAGACAACCTTTTCAACTCAGGATGGACATGGACGCTTGAAAAATGTAATCGAGTTCTGCTATCTCGAAGCCTACCAGCTTTCCATGCCGGAAAAACTGGGCATGCAATTGGCCAAAGCGACACACCAGGCGCGCGAGTATCGCGTATCGACCTTACCGCTAACTTTGCAACGGGTTCGGAATCTCAAGCCAGAGCCCTCATTCGATGGCTTGCAAGCCGATCTGTTTCCCGCATGAAAAAAGGCCGGGCAGGGGATGAGTCAGTCTGGTGGTCAAACACCCGTCACATGCTCAAAGCCTACATTAAACACATAGAAATGTTGAAACACGGCTGCACCGAAGATGATCCGGCCTATCAATGGTGCAAAGAACAAGGAGTCGTCAGAGTGGAAATTGAATTGAAACGTAGGTTGCTAAACGATCTTGACATGGTTGATATCAAAAATATCACCGATGAAAAGCTCGTCAAAGTCTTTCACGAACAAACGGAAATTTTCAACGCAGTTGATCGAACCGATGAACCCGACATTTTAGACGCGATTCCGCCACGTAGCAGGATACATGCAGCCGCCTGGATGGCTGGCCAGGATTTGCGGCAGCTTTTACCGAACGGCACCTTTTATCGTCATGCAAAAGTTTTACGTGATTACGGCATCGATATCACCGAACCCCGCAACGTCGAATCCTTTCCCGTGAAAGTCCGGATCGTAGAAATGAAACCATTGCAAATGCCTGACTGGTACAGCCTGGAAGATCAACACGAATCACATTTAAAAGCAGTAGGGGAGTGATTTCAGCCTATACGCGCTCAATCCGGCGCGTATGGGGTGCAATCCCGCACCGATTAATCAAAGGAGCTTTAACCATGTTTCAAACAATCAAAAACCTGTATCGTAAATCTGTAGATGCCGTGACGGCTATCGGTCGCAATATCAAATCTTTCTTTTCGCCAGCAATCGAAGGCGAATACATAGGGAAGGGCGACATTATGCGCCGCTCCTTCAATCCGCGCGGCTCACTGGCCTATGCATTGACGTTCTGCTTTTTAATGCTTCCAGCTATCAGCTTTGCCGCCGTCCCTGCTGACGTAACCACCGCCATCACCACGGCTGCAACTGACGTTGCCACCGTAGGCGCTGCCGTCATCATTGTGATGGTCGGCATCAAAGTCTGGAAGTGGATACAAAGAGCCCTCTAACATGGCCTACCTGTATCAAGGAAAATGTCTTGATACCGTGCAGCGGTTGCATGAAAGTGTTGCCGCTGCATGTCCGCCCGTATCAGGCAATTATTCCCTGCAGTGCACACCGTCAGCCGCGCAAGTCGATATCGTAGCAACTGACATATTTTCAGCGGCTACCTATGCCAGCGTGCTGATTCCTTCTCAAATTCCCTGTGATGTCTCTTTGCTGGATCAAACCGCCTTTTATTGGCAACTGGCCGGAATCCTGGCGGTCGGCTTTGGCATCCGGGCAATCATCAAGGCGTTTCAATAATGGATCTCTGGATATACGACTTAGGCTACATGCTGGCCTTCTTGGGGGCTTTATGGCTCATCTTCACCGCTTAATTGCTTTTCTCTGCTTTCTGTATCCTTCGCTGTGCTTCTCACAGGCTGCACCTGTCGGCGCCGTCGACCTGGCCGGATGGATTAAAGGCGCTGATGGTATTTACTCCAAAGCATTTACCAATGCTGATGGTACTTCCTCAAGATTGTCCCTTACCAGCGCACCCAAAGGCATAACGACAACATCTACCGCATTGGTGCAAACATCCAAGGGCATTACAGCAATGGACATTGTTAAAACCGCCAATGTGAATACCGCTCGTTTGGGTTCGGCCATGGTTGGTCTAGCAAAGAAAGCCGGTCCAGTCGGTTTGACTTTAACCGCTGCTAGTCTGGTTTGCGAACTTACGACTATATGCAATCAAGCAGGTGCTTGGTTCACAACTCCAGTTGAAACATTACCGAATCCTGATACTGATTTATGGTTTTGTTCTCATTCATCATCGATGCAGGGCACTATTAACCAGTGTAAAGCCAATTATTACGCCTGTAACTCTCCTAACCGTCTATGTGATGGCGATGCCGTGGTAGAAGGCGGCTATGGCTATAAATTCAAGATGTCGCAAAAATCAGATGGTTTCGTCAATGGTTATGCTGACATGTACCGCAACACTAAATGGGAACCTGCTCCTACAGGTGATCCTGTTCCGGTTACCTCTACCGATTGGGACAATGCAGCACCAAAGCTTAACGACGACCGCGTTACGCCTCATTTAATCGAAGCCGATGAGCCGTTGCCAACTGACTCAGTACCAACGCTCACGCCGGATCAGAAAAAGCAACTCGGCCTTGATTCCGTTCCAACCAAAGACAGCAGCGGCAATATCACAGGCCGTCAAGACACGACAACGGAGATTGAAGCGGTAGACGCTGGAACTACTGATAATCCTGGCCGCGTCATCATCAAAGAAACAAAAACAACCATAAACTACGACAACAGCAATACGCAAATCAGCACCACCACTGCCACCAGTTACACCAACCAGCCGGACACGAAACAACCGTCCGGTTTTACTATCTCGTTCGATACCGTCCCGGAAGCCACACTTCCCACTTACAACGTGCCGAATACATTCGGTTCTACCAGCTGGGGCTCCGGATCATGTCCGCCTAATATCGATGTGCCTATATCTAAGATGACCTTGCACATACCCACGCAACCGGTATGCGATACGGCGCTCATGATTCAGCCTTTTGTCCTTTTACTCTCTACTTTAATCGGCATTTACATCATTGCGGGGGTACGCGGCGGCAACGCCACGTAAAAAACCATGTTTAACATCTTAATTCCGCTAGGCGCATTTCTATCTGCCGGTGTCGGTTATCTTGCTGTTCGCGCGCTCATGGGTTTAGGAATTGGTCTGATCTCCTATGGCGCTGTTGGCGTTGTTCTTGCCCAGCTTTTTACGATGGCCCAAGGCTACTATAACAACGTACCAACCTTTGCGCTTCAAATCATCGGCCTGGCTGGATTCGGTCAGGCAATCGGCATCATCGCCGGTGCCATTACCTTCCGTCTGACCTTTCTCTTGCTGCCTAAGCTGGGAGTCATACCGAAATGACCATCACGCTATTAACCGCAACACCCGGCTGCGGCAAAACCAATCATGCGGTGTGGTCGATCATCAAACCCGCGGTGGAATCCGGCCGGGTGGTATACGTGAACCGCATTCCGGATTTGAAACTACCGCACATCAAACTATCGGACAAGCAGCTGAATCGCTGGCACGAGCGTACATACCTGGACCCGGAAGAACCAGAAGGTAAATCCACATTAAACACCATACTGGAAGGATCTCTCATTGTGGTCGATGAAGCCATGTATCCCTGGCCGGCCCTCGATCTCAGAGACCCTCCGGAGCATATCAAATACCTGAGCCAGCACCGTAAGCACGGGCTGGATTTCCTGGTTATCACACAATCACCAAAATTCGTGCATCCGCACGTCCTGGAAAACGCCGATCGGCATATTCACCTGCGCTATGAATGGTCAGGCTCGAAAAGCTATGAATGGTCGGAATACTGCCAAAGTCCGAAGGTCAAAACCAACCTGAACAACGCAGTCAAAAAACCGTACCGGCTCGTCAAGGAAGCGTTTCCGCTGTATTACTCAGCGAGTCTGCACATAGAAAAACCGAAGCGCGCGATTCCGAAAATGATCTATGCCGCGATCTTCCTGGTATTCGCAGTGCCAGCAATGGCCATGTTTACCTATGGCCGCATCAACGAACGGCTGGAAAATCCGGTTGGCTCGAACTTGGCCAAGCAGGAAGAACTAAAAACCGAACAAACTGCGAAGCAGGGGAGCGATACACCGCCACCGGCCATCATACCGATAGCGCAACCTGCCACCGACAACGCACCGGTCAAACAATCGCTTTCCATGCTATCCGAATCCATCGACTGGGGACAAGTCGCCGCCTGTATTTCCAGCAAAGCAAACTGCATCTGCTACGGCCACAGTGCGCAACGTTTGAATATTGTTCCGGATACCTGTAACGCAGCCATCAATTATGGCTGGATTTCACCTAAGAAAATGTGAAGGAGATTAAAAAATGGAACTATCGCAGAAAAGATTCAACGAACTTATGACATTACGATCAGATTATAACTTGGCCTTACAACTTGGCGGCATGTCTCTGGAAGAAACCGAAAGAACACAGCTTCTACTTGATGACATTAATGCTGAACTTGAAGAATATGGCCTCAAAACATCTGAAAATTAATAGTGCCATGAAAAAACCTGACGAATTACTAGAAATCGCACAAACCGCGATTTTCAATTATTCCGGGGATATCGATGTACTGAACTCAGCACTGGGAATGCTGTTCACCGGTCACTATTACGGCTGGCGCTTCCTGTACATCGTGCATTCAAAGCGCACTGTCCGGAAGTATGAAAAAGTGCTCAATATCAAGGTGACTGAATACTTTGAACCGACCGGCCAACTTTCGCACCGATCAGCCGGACTGGTTGAGGCAAACAAGCATTCAAACTTCTGGAAGTGTGTCAGCGGCGATATTCAGATACAAAACAGAAAACTAATCACGGATGACCCGCAATCAGCGTAAAAGCAGACGTTCCCCTTTGCCGAACAATACCCCCGCAACTTTAAACCGCTGAGAGTCCAAGGGTCGCGCCGCCGACCGGCGCGAAGGGTATGACCCGCAAGGGGCATGCTGCCCGATCCCTGGCATGGATTAACTTGCTCCTGATTTTCTTATGTTCTGTCACCACAATTACGCGTGTGTTGCAGTCATAAGTATGTTAATTATTTCGTCTCGCGATTTAGTCCAATCTAGCGTAGTGAGTTGCTTTTGCCACCAATTAATCAAAATTATTAGGCAAAACAGTGTCCGATCTGCTTCATATGCTCCGAGCGGAACTCTGCTATTGTGCGATGCTGCATTTCTCCATTTCAGCAATTCGTTGAGCGCGTCGTGGACTTTCTTAGGAAAAACTGTTGGCCTGTTAACCGGCTTCGATAATTCATCGATTCGTTTGTTAAAGTATTGTCTGTCGCTTATGATAATCTGAACTAATTCCCGTAACACTGGTGCAAGAGCGGTGGAATCAGGTGTTGTTTGCAGATTTTTGATGAGTTCGTATGCACAATCAACGTCCTTGAGCGCGATTTTTGGGAGCGGAATACAATTTTCAATCCGATGACTAAGTCGCTCAAAAATTTGTCCGAGCGTATGATTGCCAGGTAATGGCTCGCGCAGTAACGTTGTATAGACGCGTTGAATGTAGCCTTCGGCAATTAAACCTAATGAACTGATGCAGTGCTGGAAATCCTCTTCTTCGTAATAAGCTAATGCTGGAATTAAATCGTGAGAAATTTTACTATCGCGAATGAGGTTTTGTAGAACGCAAGATGCAAGCGTAAAATATGGTTTAAATAGAGCTTCATCGGGTGCAAAAATTCGCTGCAAAGTATCATTCTTTATTACGCCTAGTGTCCTATAAAAATTTCGTAGATTGGATAATTCTGAATATCCCATAGCGACTATGCTGAGTAAATTTCTATTTATTGGGCCTTCTAATAAAATCAGTGCGCCTTCCTTTGTCTGCGATAGTGTTGTTGTATCCCAATAAGGATTGAAATTATCTAAATAAATATGTTGGGAAAAGGCAGTGTATGCGTTCGTGAATGTTGTTCGCAGATTCTCAAGATCGATATTTGAGATCCACTTGAGGTTATTATCAGCATTTTTATCAATCACGCTGTGCTCGGAGTTCCAAGCAGCCTTAAATAGCGCGTTTATCGCGCTGACGCGATGGGTTACTTCAAGAAGTTCATTTCGCTTTTCATCAGAGAGAAATTTACCTGTTAAATATAAGCTGGGCAGATTCTTTCCGTCCAATCCTAAATCTTCTAGTGTTTTCAGCTTGTTGAGGAGATATTCAGAGATAGGAGATATGCTATTCCACTCAGCTTTAAGTTCCCAATAACCATTTTCGTAAGGTTCGAGCAGATAATTAATGAATGGCTCTGCAAGAGCTCCATCGATTGAAGAAGCAAAATTCCTCTTCCTAGAGCTAGTACCAACTTCCCGTTCGGCTTGGACTTCTGCAGTCTTAATAATATGCAGTAACAAATCATCGGAAATCATTTTTGTCCTTTTTAAATTATTTTTATTTGTTCGAATAATAGAGGGATATTGAATTCCTTTAATGCTATCACTAAGCAGTTTTGCTATAAACCATTTCGATCTACAGGTTTATATTTTGTTTTGATAGCCGCTAAACTTCCTATTCATCACAACGAGAGATTGTATGACTGATTTTTCCAAACTTCAGAATCTTTATTGGTTCATTCGGTATCACCGCAAGAAGAATATCAAACGTCGGTACTATCGCTATGTTGCAGCCGAAAAAAAACGCCTGCTTGAAGCAGGCGTTGATCCGGAAGAACTGCGTTTACTTTGTAGAACGCTTGCTAAGCAACATTGCGAACATGCAGAAAGAAGTTTAAAAACTTATCGATTAAAAGTGACACAAGATCGGATTTCCTCCTGTAATTGCGACGGCGGCAATTGCTTATAATTTGTATTATGTTAAATAATAATCGTAGGAACAAACTTAGAAGAAAATCCGATAAGTTTGCAGAGTTCTTGGATAGAGTTCTCAATGGGTGGAAAAATATTAGCTTTGATCAATTAACTACGCTTTCTAAATAGCAATTTCCCTTGAATATCCTCAAATCCGACAAGCAATAACAACTTCTGAATACGTTGCTTGTCGTGTCTCTTTTATCTGAATAGAAATCATTTGAGTTTTGCAATGATTGAATCTTTGCGCTTAGGCTGAAAAAATGAACGATCTATTATTTGGTGTGAGTATAGAAGAAATCGAAAGAATCACCGGAGAGAATCAGAAAGTTATCAAGAAATGGAAAAAAGGCACTAAGCAGATACCGGAGCCAGCACGAGCTATGATCTTTTCTGGTGTATGA